CCTACATCCTACCGACGCGTGATTTCACGCGTTGTGTCCAATGAACCTGCGGTAACGCACAAGTATTTGGCCACTCCTTATTGGGTTTTGGATGATTATCGTGATGAACGATATTTATCCGAGTCCTATAATGTGGTAGGTGATCCTTACACAGGTCTCTTCATAGCTCACGAAGAAAATGCTCGTGACCGTTCTGCGGTTGAGTGCATGAATCGGCTTTCTTCTATGAAGGCTGAGCTTGGAGTGGACCTCCTTGAGGCACGTAAGAGTGTCGATATGCTCGCAGGAGCCGCTATCGACTTAGTCTCTTTCCTCCGGCAATTCCGGAGGGGCCTCTCAGTCGAACAAATATTCGACTGGGGGAAGGGCAATATCACCTCTAAGTCTGTCGCGAATAAGTGGCTTGAGTTTAGCTATGGTTGGAGTCCGCTTGCGGGTTCCGTCCATGACTTGGCTCAAATTGCTCATCGCGATCTCAAGAAAGATTTAATTCTTTCTTCTAAGCGCACCATTCAATGGGGCGAGTTGACTAAAGAGGAGATAATCCGAAATCGTGTTAAACGCACGATACGGGCTCGTGGCACTGTCCGGACTCATATCCAGGCAAGTGTTTCGATCCCTTGGTTGCAAACTTCGAGCAACCTCGGATTAGTTAACCCAGCATCTTTGCTGTGGGAGACGCTCCCATATAGCTTCGTTCTCGACTGGTTTGTACCTGTCGGTAACTTGCTATCAGCCGTGTCTGACCGGTTAGGCCTCAGTTATAACTGGGGCTATACTGGTTACCGTCAGTTCTTGTCATTCGATCAAGAATGGCTTCCTGACGCTTTCTACGAACGATTGGAGAAGAATGCGGTTTACCGCAGTCAACACCAGGAGTTCCATCGGCGTGCCTTCACTAGTTGGCCCGCTCTTGGACTTTACGCCGTAGAGAACCCATTTTCCATTACTCGCGCAGCCAACGCTGCGGCCCTCATCAGAGGGTTATGGAAATAATGCTCGTTGGAGCAAATACTCTTTTGAGTATGTGAGGGTTTGGATCGTAAAATGCGATTCTTACTATCGCTTCTGACAATCCTGTCTGGAGTCCTCTTCATCTATTCGGGGAAATTAATCCTCGTTTCTAACCGAGCAGTTGCTCAGAAAGTGCATTTTATATGCCTAAGATGAATCCGGTAGTCATCAAAGACTCCACCGACGCCACGCGCACCTTCACTCCCTCTGGGAATGACAAGGGTGTGACCACCTTCACGTCGGGCACGGGTGTCCCGATCGGTGATGAACGACTGACCGTCTCCGCAGTTCGTACGGCCAATGGCCGTAAGAAGGTTGCGGTGAAGATCGCCGTTCCGGAACTGGGGTCGACGCAGGTCGGTGCCAGCACCAAGTACGAGGTCCTTCGGACCAACTACATGGAGCTGACGCTGAACTACGCGGCCGACAGCACGGAAGCCGAACGCCGGGAATTCCGGTGGAACCTCGCTGGTCTCATTGCTGATCCTGGGATCATCAATGTGATCGACAAGGCGGAAGCTCTTTACTGAGCTTCCCTTCCCTGGCTTTTAGCCTATAGGGGTCGACCAATGTTCAGCTCAAGTGGCGAGAGACTCGCTATGACTGTCCTAGGATGTGTCGTAGTCTGTTTCCTCGCTTTCCTGATTGTGGGGAAAACCCCGCAATCTGCCATGAATGGAGTACCAAGTGGCAATCCGATCTGGATCCAAGGCACAAGCCTTCTTCCGTATCCCCGAGGGGGTGACCGATACGTTCCGTCAGAAGATACTCGAGCTGCGGCCGTCCGTGAAAACGGATTACCTTAAGCAAGAATTCTTCTCAAAGTTCGTGTCGGCTGACACTGACTCCGCCGACTTACGTCGGGGGCGAGCCATTGCGAAATGGCTTGCTCAGGAGCAGGTGAACGAAGCCACCAACACACGACTTTTAACATTACATGATGGCTATCAAATTTTGCCTCATGTAACATGGTCGCGGTTTCGCTCTTTCTGTCAGTCCACCATCCAGTCGATTTTAGGGGATGTACCCACTGTTGATGCTCTTATAGGCTCATTCAGTGGTGGTGCGTCAACTAGCCGGCCTCGTACTCAGAGTTATCCTAGCTCTAAGTACCTCGGAAAAGCACACGTCACTTCTGACTGTCTTGCACTTTTCACAGATCTCTGTGGCGAGATGCCAGGATGGTTAGGAGTAGCGGACTTTCGTCCTACGATTGTTCGCGGCAACGTGATGTTTACCGTTCCCAAGAAAACCGATATTGATAGAGTGGCCTGTAAAGAGCCCGATATCAACATGTTCCTTCAAAAAGGTCTAGGCGGATTTATTCGCAAAGGCCTTCGTAAAGCCGGCATTAATTTGAATGACCAGAGTATTAATCGGTCATTCGCACGTGAGGGCGCCATTACTGGCGATCTTGCTACCATGGATCTTAGTAGCGCTAGCGATAGTGTTACGACGGTTCTTGTGAGTGAGTTCCTTCCCGTGTGCTGGTATACGACACTCGATTCTGTTAGGAGTCGAGTGACCATCATAGATGGTGTGGAGCATCGGAACGAGATGTTTTCCAGTATGGGTAACGGCTTTACGTTCGAGTTAGAGAGTCTTCTCTTTTTCGCGATCGCAAAAGCTGTCACCTATTTCACTGGCACTCGTGGTGTCGTTTCTGTTTATGGTGATGACCTCATCATTCCCTCATCGTCTTTTGACGATTTGGAGTGGGTCCTGGGAGTTCTTGGTTTCCGATGTAATCGGAGCAAGAGTTTCTCAGATGGTCCGTTCCGGGAGAGTTGTGGTGGTCATTACCATGATGGACTCGATATAACTCCTTTCTATGTTAAGGGACCTTTGGAGAACGTCGTTGACGTAATCCACGCCGCCAACTCTCTTAGAGAGTGGGCTTTGATACCAGAGTTTGGTATCCTTAACCCTGAGGTTGAGGATATTTGGCTTTGGTTGAAGGCGATGGTGCCGAAACAGTTTTGGGGTGGTGGAGATACCTCTTATAAGTACCAGCTCGTGAGTCTCGATGCGCCTAATAAGCGCATCTATGAGGAAACTCTGACTCATGCTACTGGTCTTGGAGGATACTTCCATTGGTTGAATACAACCTGGGATCGCGATCAGACCACTGAAGGGGTGAAAACCTCTTCGCGGACGGAAAATTTGAAAAACAA